CACTGCGTAAATACTGCCCAACATGACGCCGGTATCTACAAGAGGCTTAGTGAGCAAACCAATCGTTTTTTGGTCTTTATATCGCGAAAGTCTATGTGCAATCGTCGCGGGGGATAAAGGCGGGGTTGTTATCGCGCGTATTGTTTTCTGAATATCGAAAACTACTTGCTTACCTAGCGTTTCGAGCGCTTGTTTCTGTGTATGTTGTCCGTGCAAGATTGATTTAGCTAATTTATCGGACAACTGACGCCAGGATTGTTCTTTATGAGTAATAGTCGGGCGCATAAACGGGCGCGCGGGAATACGTTTATTCGGGTTACCAAACTCGTTTTGTGCTGCTATAGTCGCAACCGATTCGCCGTCTTCATACTTTGAGTTTTCGAACCAGCCCGCTTTTAACGACATCGACCGAGTAGCGAGAATGTTTTTAAGCTCGATAGCACCCGCGCCGGATGTGCGTTTAACCGTCAGCATATCGGAACCCCAAACGGGTAATTATTAAATCCAGCGCGAACTGGCGAACCCCCGACATAAAAACCGCCCGCAGAAACTACGCGCAGGAGAGCTAAAAGCGCCATACCGTACGGCGAAGTGCTCAACCACCATTGAAACTGCGACTTCAAAACAGGGGGAACTAGCGTAACTTGTACTTTATCGATAGTTGAAGCTTGTACGATACCAGGCACTTGACCTGCTAAAATTAACGTCTGCAAGTACAATAAATGCGCCATCATTAGCTGAATTGCGTACTCGCGTTTCCCGTCTTGCAGTGCGCCGAAGTTACCAATATCGCTAATATATTGTATAGAATTATTCCACCACAGTTGCAAAGTCGCTTCGGGATAAGTAGCGGGGCTTGTGCAGTCAGTCATAGCGTCCTACTCTTTTTTGATTTTAAAGTTGTTACGCCTTTTTCGTACTCTGTTTGCTCAAAGTCGTCCGGCGTAATCTGAGCGCTACCGTCTTTTGGTTCCATATTTTTTGCCATAATCTCGGGCTTAACGTCTTTTTTATCAACAGTCACAAAGCCGGCCGCGCGATGTTTTTTAAAAGCAGGATGCGCTTCTAAAATCGCTAAGTCCTCCTCGCTTACAACAGTCACGATGCCCTGCGGGGTTTGAATCCCGCGATATGTCGCCACGCCGTGACCGCCTTTAACCAAGATTTTTTTCTTGATAACCGAAAGCGCCTGAGGATTAGATTTATCAGCAAAAACGGGGTAAAAATTATCGCATGTTAAAGTAGAGTAAATGTAGGGCATTGTTAAATTCCTGACCATCTGGTAACCGCATAGGGCCGTTTGCACATAACTCCCGCTGTAGCGTTAGAAAAATCTTCTTCGTAGTACTTCGGACCTTGTAAAACACCGAGCACTTGAAATTTAGCCGGTACGGGTTGTATAAAAGTTAACCCGCCGTCGGTAGACATATCGTCAATTTTATCTGCAAAGAGATAAAAAACGTTATCTCCGCCGTTAGCGTTATTAAGCTGCGGCGCGGAAACTACGCGACAACGGGGGTATGCTTGCTCTAGCCATGCGCGTACTGAAATGCCGAAATCCGAAGTGGTTGTTAAAAAGTCCACGGCGTCAGTTGCAACGGCTAAAGTCAAATCAACTTTTTCTGGGTCTACGGTATCTTGTGATTGTGTACGCAGTGTTGCAATCGCTACCCGGATATCGTTAGTGATTTCTAAAAAGCTCTTATCTGCCCATTCGGTCGAACTCGCGGCCGCGTTCAGCGCAACTGTAGTATATCCGAGCAAACCGGGATCATTTAAAAACCCATATGTATTATTATCGCCCGAATTGTACCCATAGAACCCAACGTTATTGCGGGCAATCTCAAGCGCGAGTGCGGCGGCTTCGCGTTTCATGCCGTTATCATCTACACGCATACGACTAGAGCGAGCGGCTTCAAGCACGCCAACTTTCATGCCCTCTTCGAATCTTACGACAGTGCGGTAATTAAAATTAGTGTTCCAAGAGCTGAGGGGAACATTAGTGTAGTCGCCGTAGGGCTGTGTTGTACCCGTGCGCTCTAAGATACCTTGGACAATTTGTTCATCTTCCCAGGACCCCGTGGTCATAATTCCGACCAAATCATCAATTTTTCGGGCTGCGGTGATAACGAAAACAAAGCCCGGTAGCCAATTCTGTAAGAACTGAACAGGGGTAGAAATCGACCCCGTCGTAACAGTCGGCTCCACGGCGTCCATCGCAAACTGATTGTACGCTTTGAGCATATCGCGAACAACGCGGGGTGAAAGGTTAATGCCCAACTTGCTCAACCCTTGGTACTCGGCGGAGTCGAACCCCTGCATAGAGCGTACTTGTTTTGCAGACAACTGGGACTTTACTAGTGATAACTTCGGCATTTTAATTGATCCTTAATTAGTCAGGTTGGGGGTTAATTAAGTTAGATGATATAGTAATCACTGCTAACCCGGCACCCGAAGCTGTGTAATAGTCAACCACCGCATTAGCGAAGCTCTTGCCACTCGGCAATGGTGTTGATGGTGTGATTGTAGAAATCGCGCCGGTTGTATTATCGAAAATCACCAAGTCGCCGATATTCGCCGCACCAGGCAAAGTCACAACATAGCTGCCCATCGTGGCACACTCGACTTGCGTAAAATTCGGGACCGATAAAGTCGGGGCAAGCGGGATTCCTCCTGCGCCAAATAGCGCGATATTTTTAGGGTCAACTAAAAGACCTGCAAAACCTAAACCACCGCCGGAACCCGCTTGGCAAACGCCTTGCGATGTGATAGTACACATAGTCGCGCCGATAATATTATACGCGGCGTCGTCTGAGTCGAGAACAAAAGATTGGACACGCCAAGGGCCATCCGCGAATTGTTCACCCGGAACGCCGAAGCCTTGAGCTAAAGAGACCGAAGACTGAAAACTCATGTTAATTTACTCCTGCTAAATATTTATCTACGCAAGAAGAACGCATGAGCGAATCTTGCGAAATTGCGTTAAAAGTCACAGGTTTAGCACCGGCTAAGTACCCTTGCAAGACCGCTGTTTCTAGGCCCTTTTTGCAAGTGATGCCGAGTTTTTTAACACCGTATTCTGCGACTTCTTTAAGCGTTTTTTCTGAGTGATCGAACGTGCCGATGAAGGGGGCAAGTTTACGAGCTAATGAGTCGCGCTGTGAAATTTCGCGCAGGACAGCTTTAGTGTCCATTGATTTATCAACGGGTTTTTTCAAATCGCCGGGTTTTTCTTGTGATTCTTCGTCATCTTCGTTCAGTTTAGCTTGAGTCACGAACTCGGCTGGGTCGGCTTCGTCAGTTTCTTTGTTCCACTCTTCGCCCATCTCGTCCCCCTCTTCCGCTGCTTCTTTAGTGAGTTCTGGGCTTTCTTCGTCTTTACTCATAAAACTTTTTATCTTGTCTTCTAACTCTTCGATTCGGCCCAGGCACATCGCCAACTGCTCTTCTACACTCATGCGTAACTCCTTGGTATCTAAAGTAATTTTAAAACAATCGAGGACAGATACATCGTGACCAGATCGTCCTTCGTTGACCAGGGCAATGTGATTGCCCCTAATATTCCGCTGTATTGCATCGTAGTGCTTACCGTTAAATACGCCTTTTTTTAGCTCGTACAAACAACGGTAGCCTATAGATAACTCTTTTTTACCCTGTTCGATAAGGTCGGCTAGTTTGTTAGAAAAAACTTTCAAATTGGCTTTTAAGTAGCCATCATCAAAATACACATCTTCGCCTATTACCCCGTGGATGCCTTTCTTTTCAGCCGGCGTTAGCGAGTCATCGTTTCCGAGCATCGCATGCTCATCAGTCCATGGCAGTAATTTGAACGATTCGATTGTTTCAGGGTCAGATAGTTCCTCTTCGGGTCTATAGACGCTGTAGACCCGGTCGGCATCTAAATCCGGCGATATCTGTGATCCAAGGTACTCAAAAACGCCGACTTTGGATATCGGATTGCCCTTAATTTCAGGCCAGCCGTTTAAGTCGTACTCGCGCGCCGTTTCGGCATCTTCGCCTGCTTTTTTGTATGCGATAGCTATTGCTTGCTTGGCGGGGTGTCCTGCGTTTTCAAGCTCTGCGATATTGTAGCCCAAGTTGGATTTACCAGATTTTAGCGGCATATCAAAGGCTTATGTGTTAACGGCATAGAGGGGAAGGTAGTATGTAGTGCCCCCGCGAATAAATTTCAGTGTGTGAGTTACGCCGGTTAAGCTTCCTGGGCTATTGTCACCAACGCCGGCGGAAACTACGCCGGTATCGAGCGTAAAATTCGCAGCCGCCGCGCCGGGGTCTTGAAGTGTGATCGTAGATGCTTGACCAAAGCTGGCATTAACGCAAGTAATTACGTAATCCGCAACGTTGTTGACCGCCGACCATTTGATCGAACCTCTAGATGAGGTCGCGGGAAAGATTTGGACGAAACCAACGGAACCGCCGTACCCTGACCATAAGCCTTGGGGGGCGCAATCCACACCGGCGGGAAGGCCGGAAACTAAACTTTTTGAAGTTG